GGTTACTAACTTTAATTCAAGAAACTTCTGTTAGATCATTGATAAACATGAACTCATAGTTTCCATCTTCAGGATCAACATCATTCACAATCCACTCATCATAGAGTGCCTGTGCATTATCATAATTACCATCATCAGCAAATGAATTGAGCATAGAGTAGAGATGCTCACCCATGAGATCAACAGAAGTTTGCTTGTAAGTCATAATCAGTTGTTGATAAGATAGTTCAGAGAGTAAATTGCACTTTGAATTGATGCCCTAGAATAACCTACAGCATAAGGTGCAGTCTTTTCTACATTCTTTGGATCAGTGTCATCAACATTGTAATCTACCTTTTCACATGCTTCAAGTGCAGCATTTAAGGTATCAATGATAGACTCAATGCTGTATTTTGAGATTTGGATCATCATTTGTGTGCCTCCTACACTATAGGGACAGTTTAGAGGTAACTAACTTTAATTCATAAAAAAGAGAGGGACAAACCCTCTCCAATTCATGCAACAGTTTGGTTATAAGTATTCTTCACTTTCTCAATCAATGCAGTGCGTTGTTCTGCAGTGATCAGATTGTTGCGAGTAAAGTTGATGAAGGCAATCAATCCAATGAGTTCAATAATACCATTGAACACAGGAATACTATCAACAACCAGCACAACCTCATGAATGATCAGTTGTGCAACAATCACAACAAACAGAATAGCAGTGGAGAGACCTACATTTTTGAGAAGTTCATTGGAAACATTCTCATTCAGAAAAGTCTTAACCTGTGCGATTTTGTCTTGCATTTTATGTTTGTAGTGGAGCAGGTGCCCCTTACACTATAGGGACACTTTAGAGGTAACTAACTTTAATTGTTCCTCAGTTTGCCATTCTCTTTGCTACCATTGCAAGAACTTTAGACTTTGCTTTACCTGTTGGTGCTTGTCCAGTAGTATCTTTATATTTTTGCACCTCTTGTTGTTTCATGATTCCACGCAATTTAGTCTCACCTGCTCTGGTGATCTTCATTCTTTCTGCTCTAGTCATACCAGATGCTTTTGCTGGTTTGTAATCAGGTGAAACTTTCTTTTCTGGTTTCTTTGTGCTCAGAAGTTTGGTTGCTTGCTTCTCTACTTCTTTTGCTTTTGGTTTTGCTGCTGGTGCATCTCCACCCGCTTTCTTAGCAGCAATTCTTGCCTGTGCTGCTTTCCTTCTCTCCTCTTTTGCTGCTGCTGCTTGACGCTCTGCTGCAGATCCTCTTTCTTGAGTAGGTTGCTGCACTCTGGTGGATGCTTGTCGCTGCTGCCCAATATCCTTCCTTGGTTTATAATCTACAGGTTCCTGTTTGCCACCACCAACTGCTTTCATTCTGCGTCTTTCTGGGGTAGTTTTCTTACGCTCAGCACCAATTCTTCCACCTTCTCCAGTCTTACGAATCTGAGATCTTCCCATAACCTCAGCATCATAAGTTGCTTCTTTAACTTCCTCTTTTTCCTGAGATGATGTAACCTTTTTAACTACCTTACCATCTCTCTTTGTGACCTCTGTGGTCTTTCCACTTGGTTCTACAGTTTTATCTACTGTGGTTACAGTTGTTTTAGTTTTTGGTTTAGACTTCAGGGCACCAGCAGCACCTTTTGCAACACCCTTTGCTACACCAACTGCTGCATCAGCAGTACGATCCAAACCCCTATAAAGTCCTGCCATTTGACGTTGCTGGAATCCAGTATCTCCACCAATAGTTCCAGACCCAGCAAATGCCTCAGCAATCTCTACAAATTCAGCAAAAGTTCTTGCCATTACTTACCAACTACTCTGTCAAACTATTTAGTTTTCTTGTGCTTGGCAATAAAGTTTCTGGCAGATTGTTCATTTCTACACACCTTAATTTGTTGCCCATTATGAATAATCATCAACTGATTCCCATAAGGAACTGCTGCATATTCCCAATCCTTTCCAACCACAAATCCTAGTGGTCCTGGTTTAGAATCCAGAATGTTTGATTTAGTTGGTTGACTCATAGGTTATGATGATTTTATTGTCGATGTATTGAATGGATTTTAAGATTGAATCTTTTAATAATTGCGCATTATCATGATTTGCTCTGGTCTTAATTCTATGACACTCTTTGCATAATAACTGACATTTATCGAGTTCTGGTTTAATTTTTTCAAAAACATAATCAGGTTTCTTTGAAATAGAATACTCTTTAGTTGTCCTATCAATGTGATCAAATTGCAGATTTTCTGTTGTTCCACAACCAATACATTTTCCTCCAAGATAATCTATTCTCTCTTGTTTCTTTTTCTCTCTTGTTCTTTTGCTAATCTCCCTCTTTTTATCCCTATTATTTTTTGACCACTCTCTATCCTTATCTAACTGTTTTTCTCTGTAACTAGGATCAGAATGATACTTTTCTCTTCTCCAAACTGTTCCATATTCTTTACTATATTCCATAGAAATGACCCAACTATTATTATTTATAAGTTGAGTCAACTCTATCACCTTCTGACTACTGAATCAAGAAGTTCCCCTTTCTCAAATACAGTATCTACAACCCTTTGGAGTGCCTTTTCGGTAGAGATTCCAACTTGACTATAAACAGGAACAATGCAGAGACCAAATGTTTTTCCGGGTGCAGTGCGAAGAACCCTGCCAACAGTTTGTACCATTTCAATAGTGTCCATGTTGCGAAGGAAAATAACTGCTTCAAGTTCACTCACATTGATACCTTCAGACAGGATAGAGCGATGGAGAACAATAAACTTCTTCTCAGGATCTTTACCCCAAGCATTGAGAGTGTCAAAGAACTGCTCACGATTAACCTTCTTACCATCAACAACAGCACCAGTTTTAGAGGTGATGTAGAGGAAGGAATAACCACGTTGATGCAGTTGAGCACCAAAGTCAGTTTGCGACATCAGGTTGATAAGTTGCCTGGATGTCTTGACACAAACTAGAATCTTTTTGGTGCCATACTCATCAATGGTGTCCAGCACATTGCCAGAGTCACAATCAGCAGTGATCTGCTTACTTGCAAGCAAATCAAACTTCTTTGCCTTTACTTTAGGTGCAATGATATAACCACCATCCACCAGTTCAGGTGCAGAAACCCTGCAAATGATGTCACCATAGACATCACGATCATTCATGCCAGGTTTGCTGATAGTAACAGAAGTGCGACGAGTAGCAGTGAAGAAATAGCAGCGGTTAGCATGAGCAGAGAAATACTCTGTGGCAGGGAAGAAATGACGCTGGCAAGAGTTGTGTGCTTCATCAAAGTAAATAGTGTCTACATCAATTTCTGCTTCCTGAACGCGATTCAGGGAGTTGTAGGTGGTGAAGATCAGACGATGATTTGCAGAATTATTGTTCACCCACTTCTGGATTTCAGACACTTTAGTAGTGCTGTAGTGGTGCGTTTCACCACTATGAACGTGCATCACCTCAGCATTGGTGATAAACTCCAGAAACTCAGCAGAGAGTTGCTCAGCAAGCAGAATGCGAGGAGCAACTACAACAATGGTCTTAGGAGTTTCAGAAGTAAACTGACGCACTGCATCCATAATGGCGACAAGTGTTTTTCCTCCTCCTGTTGGAAAAATACACTGACCTTTCAGATACTCAGAGAGTGCTTCCAAAGCACGTTGCTGATGAGGACGAAGAGTTACCATTAAGAATCAATCAAGAATAATATAATACCCCATCAACAGTGAAAAGTCAATGGGGTGTGTGCCACTTTATCAGTCGTCCTCAGAAGGAGCAGTTGCTTTGCCAGGTTTAGCAACCATTCCATTCTCTTGCCAGTAATTCACAAGTGCCCTGCGCAATTCCAGCAATTCAGCATAACGCTCTTTCTGCTCTTGTGTCCATACAAGACCTTGCTTTTGCGCCACAAAGGTTTTCAACTCAAGCATTTCCTTGACAATAGATGAAGAGTTCATAATGTTGGTGTCTTACAGTATTGGAACAGTTTGGGGGTTACTAACTTTATTTCTGTGAAGATTTCAGGAGATCAATCTTGGTGTATTGATTGGGATAAACTATCAATCGAACAGGATTTTCTCCTGGAACTTCATCCCATTCAACCACAACATATTGACTATCTACAAAGGAAATGATCCCTGATTTGTCTTTGTAGATGACCTTTGTTCCTTCAGCAAAACTCATACAAAAGCAAGTTCTAATGGACTCATTTTAATGGACATAGATGTATAGGATCTAGTATTCCTTACATCTACTTTTTCTCCAACTGTTTTAGAATTGATTGGTGCATAATATGCCTGTTGTTTTAGATTGTAAAATCCCCAGATTGTTCTGATAGATTTTCCCTCTGCAAAGACATATTTTTTATGATGACGCAACCAGATGGAGATTACATTTCTCTTAAAACTTTCAACCTCATAAGAATACCCTTTGGGTGCTGTGTGAGGAAAATCAATAGGCAATTCAATCATTACTTAGATTCTTTAATGTCTTGCAGTTTGTAAATAAGACCTTTGAGATTTTCTATTTCCTTATTCTTTGACTCAATACTTTCTTCTAGATTCTTTATTTTGCGTTGAAGTTCAATAATAAGGATTTCTGTTGATTGACTTACCATAATTGGTTATGTTAGAAAGGATGCCACAACTTTAGATTCTACATTATCAGTGACTTCATATTTATCAGATTTACTGATATTCTCCCTCAAATTGCCATAATACTCTGGGTATTGCTCATCATCATCAGCAGTGATGAGATCAAAGCATTCTTCGTCATTTGACGCAATTACATTCCACAAACCACCATATTCTGATTGAGGAAAGGGAACAAAATGATCGACAATGTAAAGAGATTTGGTCATTTACTTTTTAAGATTACTCCTTGATTTTAGTGTAAGTGTTGCTACCTGTCAAGCAGGAAAGTTGTCGCTCAACCTCAAACTTCATTGGGAATAGATGAGACGCAAAAAAGTTCTCATATTCATTGCCACTGAATAAGTTACTGAGATTTTCTATTTGCTGGAGTGCAAGAACTAATTTAATTTCTTCTTTCATGCAAACTCCAAAATATAGTATTCCAGTGAAACTCCAATCTTTTCAGATTCCTCTGCGCAATTACTCAAGAACATTTCAAGTTCATCAGTATCCATTTCTTGTAGTTGTTTGTCAGTCATTTTTGAAACTTTCCTTGAGTGAAGTTAGCATAAGAGAATTGGTTGCGATCAACCAGTTTCATCATACCATACTTGGTATTCATCACAAATCCTTCTTGATTAACTTGCTCACCATTGATGTAGGATTTGGGGCAGTTGTAAACTATGAAACTCTCCATCAGTTCATGCTTCATTTCAGTCACCATCAGATAAAGATTGGCAAGTTGAAGAGAACCAAGAATACCAATCAGGTCAGCATCAGTTAGCTCTTGACCATTGCGAATGAGAGCATTGATTTGCTGCTTGGCAATAGTTGCTTCCTTATTGGTGAGGAAGATTCCCTTATCCATTTTAAGATTAGGTGCCTCAATGTTAGTGGCAACCTTATCAACAAAGGGCTGCACAAACAGACACTTACTGGTGCTAATCATATCACCAGTGATAGGATGTGCTTCCATTTCAGGAAGATACTTACCAATATAATAGGTGTGAGGAGCAATAACAATCTCCTCCTTGATTACCTCAGGAAACTTATAGGTAATGGTGTTTGGTTTGAATGTATCAGAACCACCAAAACCTACAAAATCACCTTGAAAGACTCCTTCAGTGCGAGGAATATATTTAAGACAAGCAATTAAGAGTTCTACAACATTGGGTTGATGACCAAAGTAAGTAAAGACGTCATCCTCATTATAACAAATGCGAATCTTTTTCTTATTAAATGCTGCCTTTGTGCAAACAAAAAACTGCTTAGTTTCAGGATGCGTTCCCCACACAATAGCAGGAGCACCATCAATCTTTACACTGACAAATGCCTCAGAATAGAGAGCGTCAATAGCACTCAGATCACCAGTAAGGATAAGGTCTTCAGGGTGCTCCAGATGTGTATTAGGCATAATCAGTTGTCTCTTCACCTATAGGACAGTTTGGAGGTTACTAACAATAATAGCAATAAAAAAGGAGGGTTGTTACCCTCCTGTGACACTTATTTGATTGTCATTCAGTCATCATAAACCCTACATTCAAGTGCATTAGGATTTGCATCACAATAAAGTTCTAATGGTGTTGGATCATGCTCATCCTCTGGATGATTCTCTTTATATGCCTTAAGTGCTTGCAATTCTTGCTCAGTATGTCTACGTGATTGAGGAGAGATTGTAGGATCACTTAAAAGATCCTCATCCTTTTGGATGTGCTGATTGATGTTCTCCATTTTTTTGTGTTAATATGATACTTATTTATTGATTGTGGGCACAAAATCGCCCTTTCCTTCCAATGTCCTCACCATAAGTTCTGCAAACTTTTCCATTTTTGCGGCAGAAACTGTTTGGGGGGCATAGGTGATAGCATCTTTTAGTGCTACCAGTTCATTCCATTCTTCTTCTGTAAGGATTGCTGTGCTTGTCTTAGGAAGTGTCATGTTTTATGTGTGTTTCCTGACATTCTATCAGTATTTAATTGAAAAGTTGTAGTTCTTAATATTATCTTCAGATTGCTGTTACAATACTGTAACAATTAACCAAAGAAGTTTCCAAACATTCCACTTCCACCCTCTTTGCGATTCTCTAGCATATCAAGAACCTCGTCAGCACTCTTAAGCGTTTCAATTTGATGGATCATTTTTGCAATTTCTCTACACACAAATGGTTTTTCTTGACGTGCAGAAAAGGCAAGTGCATTCCTTAGATTTTGTTCTGCATCTTTCAAACTATTTGCTACAGATTCAGATAATGCCATTTTAACAATCCTCAATTCCTAGTGGTTTATTTACTTTTTTGAATTCGAAACTACCATCTTTCCTATCAATCCATTCTACTTGATCACCTTCTTTAAGGTTTGCAACTTCTAATAGATCGTCAGGTAAGTTAATATAACATTCTCCAGTCAATCCGTCAAGTTCTACTGGAAGAATCCACTTTTTTGGTTTAGAAAGTGCTTCCAGGTCACTGTGACCCCACGGTGGCATAGAATCTTCCCAAAAGTCATTCCAAGATTTCTGACATTCTGGAGAATTGTCATCCTTATCACAACTCAGAATCTTGTCTTCTTTATCCCAAAGTTCACCTGTTGCCTTTACTTCTTTGGCAATTTGATCCCAACCATCATAGGTTTCATAGAGATGCTTTTTTACATCTTCATCATTACCATTCAGAAGAGAAAGAAGTTCATATGCTTGCGATGCTTGTTCTTTATAGACACAGTAGTTTTCTTTAACTACACCAACAATGACATCATAGATTTCTTGTGGTGACGCATTGCTAGAAGACATTGCATCATGCATCCAATTCTCTAGATTTTCAAGAGAATACTCCTTGTAATCAAAATTAGATCCCATCGCCATTCATTCCTTTCAATTCATTATAGATGATATCAATACGAGAGTCAAGAGAGTTTGTCATTTCGTAGAGTGCATTTGTTTGCTCTATACTTTCTTCTTCAAGCCTCTTAATGTCAAGAAGAATACAATCATACTTTTCTTTGAGATCTTCTACATCTCTTGCAAGGCAATAATGCTCGTCATAATAATCTTGATAGTATTCACAACTTGAATGAAAGAGGTTTTTGATCCAAGAAATCATTTTTCTCTACTCTCCCAAAAGTCATTCCATTCTCCTGTGGGAGATTGATTAGAATGCTCTTTGTCTTTTTGTGATTCTGGTGGAATATTATCTTCAACCCACTTTTTGAGGGCAAAATACCTATCCTTCCAGATTTGTGCTTCAGTTGTCATGCTTGATAGTTAATTTCTGAGATGCCTTAGCTTTTTGCTCTGGAGTCATTGTGTCATACAAATTAACAAGTTCATCATAGATTGACTGAGAGTAGTGCGTTTGTTTCCAATTCTCATATAAAAGACAATACTTATCTACTATATCAATCATATTCTACCAATTCAAAAGTAACAGAATTAAACCTCCCAGTAAAACCAACAAGTTCAACCTTAGTGTGAGACGTTCTAATATCAACATTCTCAACAGTATATATCTCACCCACAGTCAAATTGCATGGATCACTACAATTTCCCCATGCAATTTGTTCTTTGGTTGCACCTATAAATCTTACTTTATCTCCTACTTTTGGTATCATTTTTGACTCAAATAGTGTGGTTTGTCTGTATCAAACTGATAGAACTTTACATCTTTCATATCTAGGCACATACGAATAGTTTCGTGTTCTCTGTGCTCTCTTGGTGTTCCTCTGTATAACCAACGA